GCTCTATTCTCGGGGTTATTATAAAATGTATCGATCGATGTTAGTAGAATAGCTGATTTATTCATTATTACATTATTCCACGCAATTCTCTAAATCCCTTTCTTGATACTTCACATGCCGGACACCCCGGTTTAAATATACATTCAGATAAATTATGTGTATGACGTATACCTTCATTATTTTTAGAAACCATTTCTATTGGACCTCTAAGTTGAGGTTGATCTATATGACTCCCACACATTCCATTAAGTTTAGCTTTTGCTGTACATGGAGAACCATCCTTTTTAAAACCTCTACAAAAATTTAATGGGTTTGGTATATCCGCGAGTAACAATTTTAAATTTATAGAATATTTAAGTGATATTTTTTGCATTTCCGTAACCATGCGCTTATACACTTCGGTTTCTATCTCTTCATCCCAAAGTGTTTTTAATTTTCTGGATGACATATTTTATATACGTCACTATTTTTTAAGCGTTTTGAACATATCACTTATTTTCGGCTGTCCTTCAATTTCAGCCTCTAGTTTTTTCTTTGGACGTCGTTTTGGTTTCACACGAGTTAGAAGTTCACCAAATATCTCTTCTTTCGGATCTTCAAAGAGTGGTTCAATTAAATCACATACGGGGTTTAGAAACTTGTTTATAAAATAATAATTATAATCAACTTTTAAATTATTGTCTTTTGCGTATTTTGGATCTTCTGACTTTTCAAACGCCTTTGCTTTAGGATCACCCGTATCGAGAAGAATATAAGGTACACGATCACCTGATTGTGGTTCAGAGCCCGGTTGTCTTTCACGCATTTTTCGTACAACTTGAACATGAGCTTGATTAATATCTTTAATATCGGGACTATTAATAGAAACCGCGAACCCTTTTGATTTATACGAATCTGATAAACCCTGACTCAAAATTAGTTTTTCGTTAGGTACATCACCTTCAATAAGTTCAATAGCCCTTTGTAAAGCGAGTTCTTTTGGTGGGCCGGTATCACTACTTTCTAAAACAACATCGAGAAGTTCTTTACATACTTCACGCATGTGAGGTGTATTATCCCTTCGTACCAATTGAAGTCCTTTGACGTCTATGTAATCCATGTTCATATTACCATCTTTACCCTTTGTCCAAAGTTTTGCCGCATATCGTTTCTTTGAATATAAGAAATACGGGCAATATACCTTTTCAAGTTCAAGGTTATTCGGTGCTTTGAAGAGTTTAGTACATTCTTCAGCAGCACGTTCACCTATTTCCCAACTATATTCAATTGCTTCCTTCCCGGTACGGTTTCCCACATCAAATTCAACCATAACTGAATCCGTGTCACCGTACCTTACCTTTGATCCTGGAAAATTCTTTTCAACATACGCTTTTGTTTCATCAATCATACTCCGACCTTTTAGAGTTACCGTTGAGGCAATTTGTACACATGGTAACATACCTTTTGATGCACCTGTAAATCCATATACAGAGTTCATCGAGACTTTATACGCCAATTGTTTACCATTATACATTTCTTTCAGGGCACCAGTCGATTGCGCCATATCCTTTTTAGCTTGTTTACGAAACTGTTTTAGTTCTAGAAGAATACTTGGCAAAAGACTAGGAACATCTTGTGCAAACTTGTAAAATCCAAACGTTTCGTATGTTACACCAGGTATATTTTCATATTTGGAATCCATAACCATTGATGAATAACATAAATTATGTGCCATCATAATTGATGGATATAGACCTTCGAAATCTAGTGCTGTTATTGGTGTATAATAGGCACCCTTCTGTGCGTCTAGAACGGTCGCACCTTCGTATCCTTCTGCAGAATATTGTCCCCATGATATAGTTGGAACCATAAACCCCATTTCACGAGCCTTTTTTGTTAACAAACTAAACACTTTGATTTGTTGTCCTCTTTCGACTAAATAACAGAGGGGAACCCACGTCGCTTTAGCCATCTCTAATAAATTAACAAGTATAGATAATTTTGATAACAAACGGTGAGGTAAAAGTGTATCCTTAATACAATATTCTGCAACCTCGCGTAACTTTACGGGGTCTTCTTCGACAAAACGCGCAAACATTTCTTTTGGTGGCATATCAATTTTATTATCACCGAGGTACAGTTTCGAAACGTTATCAAGTTTGTATGAATCAAGTTTATACCCCTTTTTAACTTCATGAAATAGATCGAAAATAAACCGTCCGGGCATCGGTAAAATCTTAAGATCATTGTCACCAAGTGCACTCGACGACAGCTTCTTATACACAAGTTCACATGAATGGTTTTTCATTTTACTCATTTCATAGAATGTCTGATCACACCCCGTCATGACCGCACGTTTCATTATATATTCTAAATCAAAGCCGAATATGTTCCAACCTGTTATGATATCAATGTCCTTTTCCATAAGGTACTCCTTGAATGCCATAAGCATTTCACGTTCAGTGTCGTAACTCTTAATTATACACCCGTCTAATTCTGAATCTGTTTTTTTATAACAAAAACATGTTTTATCATACGGTACGTCAGAACCAAAATATGTAAGTGATACAGCAATCTGGAAACATGCATCACCTCTTACGTCTGCATCAGGAAACTTACCCGTTGAACTATTACATTCAATATCCACAGACGCGACTACAAAAGGTGCAGTTTCTGGAATATCAACCGGTTTAAGTGTTTTCCAGTCGTTACAGAACAGATCTATATTAACCCGTGCTAAGTGTGAACGTACACACATATCTCCCGAATCCATCCATCCAGTGGATTGAATATTAGTTCGGTGCATTAACCTCAGAACAGGATCTAAGTTTGATTCGTATACTTTATATTTCATGGATTCATCGGGTAATGTACGTTTCAAACGACCATTTACCATACGTCGTGCCGCAAGGTTCTTAAAATTTAATTGCATAAAAATAAATTTTTCATTATTTTGGAAACCCCAGACATCTTTAGATTGAACGATATCGTAACTTACCAAACATTCAGGGCACGTTTTATCAATCTTTGTATATAAATTACGAATATCCATTTGTGATGTTTTCTTCGGAAGTTTTACGAAGAAGTATGGTGTAAAACTGGTCGTAACACATACAGACTTACCTTCGTTTGTTTTACCAAAAATACTAATCAAGTGTTCGTCTTCAGTGTCTTGTGTTTCCCAGGTCAGTACTTGAAACACGACCATTTTTATCTTATTACGTTAACGCCCGATTTTTTTAATATAGTATAGTAGTAAATATGTCAGCTGCTTTGATTGATCTCGTCTCAGTCGGTGCCCAGGACGTCTATATCACAGGCGATCCTCAAGTCTCTTTTTTTAGACAAAACTATAAACGTCACACAAACTTTTCTATAAAACCAGAACGTATGGATTATATCGGGACGTTTGGTTCGGGGAACGAAGTTTCCATCCCTATCAAATCTAAAGGTGATCTTTTGAGTTACGTGTGGATTGAAAATGCCAATATTAACAATAAAAATCATAATCACTCTATTTTTCAAGAATCGAAATCGTCTCCCGGGTTTGGAGTAGAGGCTGCTTTGCCGATGCCTTCACCAACTGAATTCTCTTTGTGGATTGGTGGTCAAGAAGTAACTAAATTAGATACACTTTTCATTAATACCGTACACAATACTTTGTATAATGAATCTTCGGCGAAAGCGTCGTGTGCCATGACGACCCGAGACGGTGGTGATAATGCATCGAATGGGAGTTACATAATCCCATTCTTTTTTAGTGAAGATTGGACTAAATCTTTACCACTCGTCGGTCTTCAATACCACGAAGTTGAAATTAGAATTAAATGTAGAAATGGTCCATTTGATTTAAGTAGTAGTACTAGACCAAAGGTATACGGTTCGTACGTGTATGTTGACACAGACGAACGTGAATTCTTTGCGAACGGTGAACACGAACTTCTCATTACACAAACACAACACCAACCAATGTCTGGTTCCGATACGTCAATTGATTTGTCATACTTTAATCACCCAGTAAAGGCCGTTCACATAGCTTCGAATAATAAATCTTCCTTCTTCCCCAATGGTACTCCGTACACGTTCACGGATGCGTCTATGTTTATTAACGGTGTCCCACTCTTTGAAAATATGACACACGAATACCATAGAAACGTCGTTCCATCGAGACACTGTTCGATTCTTAACACCACGGTCGATTTGGAAGAAATATATACATGGCCATTCTGTCTTACCATGAACAAGTCTCAACCAACGGGTACCTTGAACTTTTCGAGAATCGATAATGCGAGGATAAATATTAATGGCGGTACAAACGGAGGAGTAAACAGGGAAATGATTCGCGCGTATGCGGTCAACTATAACATTCTTAGGATTAAGAATGGTATGGGTGGTATCGCATTTGGTAACTAAATTAGTTCTTACCCGAAGATCCAAAACCTCGTTCGCCACGTTTTGTTTCTTTTAATTCATCAACTTCCTCAATAAGTGGTGTTTCACACTTTTCCAAAATGAGTTGGGCGATTCTATCGCCTTGTTTAATTTCGAACGGTTCACTCCCGTGATTAAACAAGATAACCTTCAATTCACCCGTATAATCCGGATCAATAACACCAGCACCCGTTTGAATACCGTGTTTTACACTTAAACCCGATCTAGGCGCAATACGACCATACACACCATGTGGGATCGTTGCACAAATACCCGTACTTACAATACCACGTTCACATGCGTTGATCGTCATGTTTTCCATGCTATACAAATCGTATCCGACAGATCCAGGGGATGCGCGCGTCGGTAAAGTTGCTTCGAGAGTTAATCGTTTAATTCTAAGTGTTTCCATGTTTTTTATTAATCTAAGAGTTGTTTCTTTAAAACCATTTAAAATATAATTGTATTGTAAATGTCAGTAGAAGTAGTAACTTATGCGAATAAATCGTTCGGCATGTTTGAAGAACTTGTAAATAACGATCATAATGTTAAAGTAAAAGTTCTTGGTATGGGTAATAAATGGAATGGATACATTGATAAATCTATTGGTTTACTGAAATATATGGAAACAAAAAAAGACGATGATATAATTGTTTTTTTAGATGGGTTTGATACAAAAATAAATAAAGATATTTCAAACGTTAAGAGTCTTTTTGAAAGTTACGAGTGTAAAGTACTCGTATCGAAAAACCCTCTTGCGGTCCAAGCAAAAACACATACTGACGTAGCAAATGCTGGTATGTATATGGGTTATGTTAAACACCTTACAATTTTATTAAAAGAGTCTGTACAAATGAAATGTCTAGATGACCAATATAATTTGAATGTTTTATGTAAAAAATATGATTTCATAAAAATCGATGATAAGGAATTAATTTTTAAAAATTTCGCCCCACTCGATAAAAGGGAAAGTGTAAACACGTCATTTATTTCTTTTCCAGGAAGTATCAATTTACAAAGAATATCAAGACAACCTAAAGAATATTTACAGTTTTATTACATTTATATTTTGTTAATAAATATCACTCTACTTGCACTCTTTCCAAAAAAACAAAATTATTTATTGGGTTCGCTGTTACTTTTTACTACCTTTTACGTGTTTTATGCCGATAAAAGTTGTACAACTGATTAAAATATATACATATTGTAGCAATAATGTCAATAGAAGTAGTAACTTATGCAAATAAATCGTCGGGTATGTTTGAAGAACTTGTAAATAACGATCATAATGTTAAAGTAAAAGTTCTTGGTATGGGTAAGAAATGGAATGGGTTCTTGGACAAATACAAAGGTGTTTTGGAATACATAGAAACAAAAAAAGACGACGATATAATTGTTTTTTTAGATGGGTTCGACACAAAAATAAATAAAGATATTTCAAACGTTAAAAGTCTTTTTGAGAGTTACAATTGTAAAATACTTGTATCGAAAAACCCCGATATTTTTGATGTAGGATTTGGATTTCCTAAATGTGATAATAAAAATATTGGAAACGTTGGTATGTATATGGGTTATGTTAAACATCTTACAATTTTATTAAAAGAAAGTTTAAAACCAAAGTGTCAAGATGACCAATATAATTTGAATGCCTTATGTAAAAAATACGATTTCGTAAAAGTCGACGATAAGGAATTAATTTTTAAGAATTTTAGTCCTTTAGATAAAAAAGAAAGTGTAAATTCTATATTTATTTCTTATCCAGGAAGTATTACTTTAGAAAGAATATCGAGACAACCTAAAGAATATATACAATTTTTTTACATTCACGTTTTGTTTATAAATATCACTTTACTCGCACTCTTTCCCAAAAAACAAAATTATTTATTGGGTTCACTGTTACTTTTTACTATCTTTTACGTATTTTACGCCGATAAAAGCTGTACAACTGATTAAAATACACAATAAAGACAATACTAAATCTTCTACAGATACTTCGTAACCCAATACAGGTATTCGAAACATGCGATAATCTTTGTAGTGACAAGCGGTTTTTTCACCTCTATTCACTACTTTTTCTGTAATTTTATCATATACCTTGTTACAATGTCTATTATATCTATTTGAACTCATTTCACCGCTCATTTTATATTCCTCATCTGTCCAAAATGAATTTTTTCTATCTATTTTTTTATTTAGCTTTTTCATTGTTGTTGTTTGTACATCATAATGAAAAGAATGTTTATAGTTTATTATTTTTTCTGCACCGTCTCGTGTAATAAAATATGCAGCGGTCGAACCAGATAATAAATAAGGAATACCACCCTCTTCTGGGCATACACCGTCACAATGTAAACTTAAATAGTCCCAATCTACATTTTCGAGTTTATTTTCCAAGTGAACAACGTTAGTAAATAAAGGAAATGCATCATCTTCTAATATAAGAGCAAATTCATTTGTATCGTTCTTTAAAAAATATTTAAGTGCCTGTATATGACTATATGTACATCCAATAGCAGATCTAGGCTTTAATAAAGGTGTTGTTCGAACAAAATGTTTTTGTAATTCACTCTTATCAATATCTTCAAATCTATACCCATTGATACGAATTGGATATATCGAAACCTCATTAAGTTTCTTTTCTTGAACATCATACCGTTTCTTCTGTGAATCAAGATTTATAACATACGTATTAAAGTTCATTTATTTATATAAATATTATATTTT